CATCTTGTGGTCAAGATTTTCTTGACATACAAGTCCGTGTCTCCTATCCTGCCGACAACGAAAAGCAAGTTCTTATCAATTCAATATCAATATCAATCAATATCAATTCTCCTATCCTGCCGACAACGAAAAGCAAGTTCTTATCAATTATCCTGCCGACAACGAAAAGCAAGTTCTTATCAATTCAATTCAATATCAATCAATATCAATATCAATTTCAATATCAATATCAATCGGCATCTTCAGGTTTCTCCCTGAATTATTGAAGTTCATGGATGCAAAGAGTGAACGGACGCATGAGTTGGCCATGCAGGACAAGGCCATCGAGTTTCAGAAGCTCAAGGGAGATCAGCGCATTGAAGAAATCAACGCCCAGGGGCAGCAGGACTGGAATACCGGCGCTCTTGATGCGTTAAAGGTTGCCATACAGGGGCAGGAGGCATCAAGCGGGATAAAATGGATCGATGGGTTATCTAAGCTCATGCGACCGCTGATCACTCTGCAATGGGTGGTTTTTTTATACCCGGCGGTCATCGTGGCCAGCTTCATCGTCCTGGTGCAATCGGGGACACCGGTATTGCAGGCATTGCCGATGGTGTTCGGTGAGCCGGAGAAGGCGCTTGTCGCTGGCATCCTAAATTTCTGGTTCCTCGGCAGGGTATTTGATCGGGTGAAATGATGGGCGCGTTGGAAACGGCTTCGGAAATCTCCAAGCAATTTGAAGGGTATCGAGCAAAGCCTTATCTGTGCCCAGCCGGAGTACCGACCATCGGGTACGGCTCCACCCTGTATGAGACCGGCAGGAAGGTCTCTCTGGCCGATTCACCCATCGATCAGGAACGGGCCGAAGAACTGCTTTTGTGGGAACTACGTCGGTCGTTGACAGCCGCTTTACGATACTGCCCGGTCCTTGCAACGAATGAAAACCGTCTGGCTGCCATAACTGACTTCGTTTACAACCTCGGCGCTGGCCGTCTCCAGATATCGACGTTGCGGAGGAGGATCAACCAGCAGAATTGGCCGGAAGTGAAAAAGGAACTGCTTCGCTGGGTGCGGGCTGGAGGAAAAATACTTCCCGGCCTCGCGGCCAGGCGAACCGTCGAGGCGGGGCTTATCTGATGGACGAGATCGACGTCGCCCAACAAAATGACGAGCTTTTCCGGCAATCGGCGCTGAGAGCGCATTATGCCGGTAGACAGGATACTTTGAGGAGAGCGAAGAGCAGTGAGGCAGGGCTTGCATCCGGCGGGAGCGGGACCCTGCCTCAACACAAAACATGCTGCGATTGCGGAGAAAAAATCGAAACGGCGCGCCTGAAGGCCCTTCCTAACGCCGTCCGGTGCATCGGTTGTTAGGAAAAAAAGGAGAGGAGGGACAGGAATCTTGGGTGAGCACTGGCAATTATTTGTCTTCCTGGCCGGGCTGATCGCGGCCTGGAGCGTCCTTATCGTAGCGGTATTGCGGGCAATGCTCAAGGCCCATTGCGATGACATCAACCGGAGAATCGATGAACGGATGTCGAAATTTTCCAAAGTGGAGAGGGACTTCCTTGAACTGAAAGCAGATCTTCCTCTCTCCTATGTCAGGAAAGAGGATTTTGTACGGTTTGAAGTCGTGATCAACGCCAAGTTGGACCGCCTCTATGACTCCATAGAAAGGCTGAAGGAGAAGGTATTATGAAGGAGCCCCTTCCCATCGACATGGAAAATGCCAGGCGATTTGAGATGCGCTGGCTTATCTTGAGAACGCTGCATGCAGCCCAGCCCAGCGGCACTTCGGAGGTCATGATCCGCAATGTCATCGAACCCGTCATCCTGGACGTGACGCTGAACGACATTCGCCGGGAACTCGATTACCTGGAGGAACGTGAACTGATCGCGGTCACCCATCGGGACAGCCCTGTATGGCGAGCCAAGATCAACAATCACGGGATCGACATCGTTGAATATACCGTCGATTGCCGCCCTGGAATCGCCCGTCCCAAGAAATGGTGGTGATATGCCTTCGAGATCGAAGATCACGAAACTTCCGGATGGCGTCAAGAGAGAACTGGATAAACGGCTGATTACCGGAAGTTTCTCAGATTACAGAGCGTTGTCCGAATGGCTTCGGGATCAGGGATTTGAGATTTCCCATGCGGCAATACACCGTTATGGACAAGCCTTTGAAGAGCGCCTGGCGGCGATAAAAATCGCCTCTGAACAGGCGCGTGCCGTATCTGAGGCGGTTGGCGACAACGAAGGCGTCATGAGCGACGCCCTGATCAGTCTGGTTCAGGAAAAAGCCTTCGACGTCCTGGTCAATCTGCAGACCGAAGACCCGGTGGCCTTCGCCAAGATCTTCCCGAAAATGGGGATCATGGTGGCCAAGCTGAGCAAGGCCAGCGTCGATCAGAAAAGGTGGATGGCGCAGGCCAAGAGCAAGGCGAAGGACACTGCTGAAGAGGTCGTCAGGGCCGTCAAGAAGAACGGCATTTCGGAAAAGACCGCCGAGGAGATCCGGAAGAAGATTTTAGGGATCGTCTAAAGGGCGTGAGAAGGGAGAAAGATCATGATCACACCTACCGTTGGAAGAGTGGTTCTGTTCTATCGCCACGGGAAAACTCAAAAGGATGCGGGAGAACAGCCGGAAGCGGCCATCATTGCCCATGTATGGTCGGATACATGCGTCAACCTGGCCTATTTCGATTCGAACGGCGTCGCCCGTAACGTAACAAGTGTGCCCTTATATCATGACGACGGGGAGCGGCCGGTAGGTTTCTTTTGCGAGTGGATGCCCTACCAGAAAGGGCAAGCAGCAAAAACCGAAGAGCTGGAAGGCAAGTTGGCAGGAAAGTAATGAACGTAGCTCAGCCGCAGACCGATTTTGATCAGGCGAGACCCGCCACGGGTATTCTTTTGCCCTATCAGACCCGCTGGGTCGCCGATCAATCTTCGGTTAAATTTATCGAGAAATCGCGCCGTGTCGGTATTTCGTGGGCCGAGGCTGCTGACGATACCCTTTACGCTTCGGAAGTCGGCAGCGGCGAAAAAAGGAACGTCTGGTACATCGGCTATACGAAGGACATGGCCCTCGAATTCATCAACGACTGCGCCAATTGGGCGCGGGCCTACAACCTGGCTGCGTCAACGATGGAGGAATACGAGGAGATCGATGAGAAAGATGTGGGTGGCATCGTCCAGGAGAAGAAAATCCTGGCTTACAAGATCACCCTCGAATCCGGCTGGAGGATCACGGCGCTTTCCAGCCGCCCGACGAACCTGCGTGGCAAGCAGGGCCGTGTGGTCATCGATGAAGCGGCATTTCATGACGACCTGGCCGGTCTGCTCAAGGCGGCGCTGGCCCTTCTCATGTGGGGAGGTCAGGTCCGGGTCATCAGCACGCACTTCGGAGAGACGAACGAATTTAATTCCGTGATCCAGGACATTCGTGCCGGGAAGAAGCCCTACAGCCTCCACAGAGTTGATTTTGACGATGCCCTGAGCGACGGTCTCTACCGGCGGATCTGCGAAGTCCTGGGACGCGATTGGACGGCCGAGGGGGAGGCATCCTGGCGGCAGTCCATTATCGATTCCTATGGAGAGGACGCGGATGAAGAGCTTTTCTGCGTCCCGAGCCAGGGAACGGGGACCTTTTTGACTCGCGCCCTGATCGAGACCTGCCTGTCCGAGGAGATCCCCGTCATCCGGTATGAGCAATCGAAGGCATTCGCGGAGATCGCCGATCATATCCGTTACGCGGAAGTGAAGGACTGGTGCGACGAAAACCTGAAGCCTCTGCTGATGAATCTCGATCCGAAGCGCGCCTCCTATTTCGGAGAAGACTTCGGACGGACCGGCGACTTGACGGTCATCACGCCTCTTTGCGAGCAGCAATCGGCAACTTTCCGGGCTCCATTTATCGTGGAACTCCGAAATATCCCGTTCAAGCAGCAGGAGCAGGTGCTGTGCTACATCGTCGACCGGCTTCCCAGGTTCCGCTATGGCGCGCTCGACGCACGGGGAAACGGTCAATATCTGGCGGAAGTGGCCATGCAGAAATACGGATCGTCCCGGATCGCCCAGGTCATGCTGAGCGAGACCTGGTACCGAGAACACATGCCGAAATACAAATCGGCCTTCGAGGATCGTTCCATCCTGCTCCCAAAGGACGCCGATATTATTGAGGATCACCTGGCTTTTAAGGTTGTTCGCGGAGTGGCGAAACTTCCCGAAGCGAAGATGAAAGGCAAGGATAACAAGCAGCGGCACGGAGATTCCGGTGTTGCCGGCGCGTTGGCCTGGTTTGCGACCACGGAAGGTGAAACCGGTCCCGTTGAATACGAAACTGTCAACAAACGGCGCTTCGCTGCGCAGCAGGGAGCCTGGTGATGGCCATTCTATACGATCAATTTGGCAAAGAAATTCAGGTCATGAAACAACCGGAGACCCGTGAGATCGCCGTGACGACGATCCGGGACCGCTGGTCATCCTATCCGAGCCAGGGGCTTACGCCCCAGAGGCTGGCCGATATTTTCAAGGAGGCCGATGGCGGCGACGTTTACCGGCAGGCCGAACTGTTCGAGGAGATGGAGGAGAAAGACACCCATCTCTTTTCTGAGCTTCAGACGCGAAAAAACGCGGTCCTGGGCCTTGATTACGATCTGACGGCATGGTCGGAATCTGCCGAGGACAAGAAAATTCGGGATTTTGTCTCCGATTGCGTTTTTAACCTCGACAGTTTTGACGATGCCCTGCTGGACCTCCTCGATGCCATCGGCAAGGGCTATTCGCTCTGCGAGATTCTCTGGACGATTGATGGCGGCAAGGCTGTCATTGGCGGCCTGCCGTGGATTCACCCCAAAAAGGCTGTTTTCTATGAGCGGGGCGGCGACATGTGGGCCAAGAGCTTTGAGGTCCCCCGCATTGTAACTGAAGGGGCGCCCGTTTACGGGGAGGTCATGCCTCCCTTCAAGTTGGTTTACCATCGGTACAAGGCCAGATCGGGCTATGACACCCGCGCGGGCGTCTTGCGGGTTTGCGCCTGGATGTACCTGTTCAAAAACTACTCGCTGAAAGATTGGGTGGCCTTCTCCGAGGTTTTCGGCATGCCCCTTCGCCTTGGAAAATACGACCCTGGCGCAAGCAAGGAAGACAAGGACGCCCTGGTGTCGGCAATCCAGTCATTGGGCTCCGATGCCGCCGGGATCATCTCCAAGAGCACCGAGATTGAGTTTATCCAGGCCATGAAGAACGCCGGGACTGAGAACATCTATGAGGCCCTGTCCAATTTCTGCGACCGGCAGATGTCGAAGGCCATCCTCGGCCAGACGGCAACAACGGAAGGAACACCCGGCAAGTTGGGCAACGAAGACGCCCAGGATCGGGTTCGCAGGGATCTGACGAAGGCCGATTGTCAAGCCATTGAAACAACAGTGCGTTATCAGATTATTCGCCCCCTGGTGGGCTACAACTTCGGCTGGGACAAGCCCCTGCCCTGGTTCAAGATCATGTTCGAAACTGCGGAGGATCTGGAAAAACTGAGTATGGTTTATAAAAACCTCCGCGAAATGGGGCAGCCCATGTCCGCCGAACACGTTTCCGACCGGTTCAAGATTCCCCTGCCGAAGTCCGGGGAGACGCCTCTCGGCGATGTCAGACCTGAACCACCCGGCAAAAAGGCCCCGTTGGCGGCCAAATTTCGCCCTGAGGAGCGTTTTCTTGGTGGACACGACCTTGTCATCGCCTCGGGTCGCAATCTCGCTTTTACGCCCGATCAGGAGGCCCTGGAGGGGCTTGTCGATGCCGTTCTGGATCAGGCAGACTCCTCCCTGGCCGGAAACGAGCAGGCGATCCTCGCCGCCGTGCTTTCTTCAGGCAGCTACGAGGAAGCCATGCAGAAGGTGCTCGAACTCTATCCGGCTATGAACATGGATGAATTGGCGCTGCTTCTGGAAAATGCCGTTCTGAACGCGGGGGCGTTCGGCCGCTACATGGCTGACGGGGAGGGAAAATGATCGACCTGAAGCCTCTGCCGATGGCCGAAGCGCAGCAGTTCTGGCGGGACAAACTGCCGATGTCTCCGGGGCAGTTCGCACGGCTTTCCGACGAGGCCAAGACCCGAGCCTTCGCCGTCTCCGGAATCTCTAAAGGCGATGAATTGACAACGGTCTTTCAGGCCATGCAGAAGGCCGTCGACCGGGGCACGACCCTGGAGGATTTCAAGCGCGATTGCGCGGCGATCTTTGAAAAACGGGGATGGGTAGGCAAACGGGCCTGGAGGATCGACAACATTTTCCGGACGAACATCCAGACGGCCTACAGCGTGGGCCGCTACCGGCAGATGATGGAGGTCGCGGACGTGCGGCCCTACTGGCAGTACAGCGCCGTCAACGACTCCCGGACCCGCCCGACCCACCGGGCGCTGCACGGCAAGGTCTTCCCGTTCGATCACCCCTTCTGGCGGACATGGTATCCGCCCAACGGCTTCCGGTGCCGGTGCGGCGTCGTGACGCTCTCGGAAAGCGAGATGAAACGGGACAAACTGACGGCGGAAACGGCCGACCCCACGGGAAAACTGATCGAGCCCATTGACCCTAAGACGGGCTATAAGATGCCCGCCCGTCTGCTCATGCCCGATCCCGGCTTTGCCTCCAACCCCGGTCAAACCGTCTGGGGCGGCATTGTGGACGCGTCCGACCGGCCGGGAAACTGGAAATCGCTGCCGGGATTGAAGACCGCCGGAGACTACCGGCGCAAGGCCCTGACCAACGTCAAGCCCGGCGACATCGCCGATCTGGACGAAACGGCCCTGCTCCCGGCCGGCAAGGACGACGCCTTCTACAAGGCGGAATTTCTGAAGCTCTACGGGGAAGAGAAGGTTGTCCGGGACGTCTTGGGAGAACCGGCTATCCTGTCGCTCCGGGCGTTCATGGAAAACAAGACGCCGGGCGCGCCGGAGAAATGGAAGTTCTACAAACTCGGCCACGGCGTATCGATTCCTCTCATGGAAGAGATGCTCCTGACGCCTTACGAGGTCTGGTTGACGCCGCAAAAAAACGAGTCCGGTCAGATTCGCCTGGTCAAGAAATATATCGGCTTCTGGAAGACGGCCGACCGCGAAAGAATAGGCGGTTTAGGGGTTTATGAAGTGGTGGACGGTGTTTTTCAGGGAGTGACGAACTTCACGCCCTTGAAGAAGAAAACCAGTCGTCCCAGCTTGTCATACGTGGAGGATCAACGGGCGGGCATTCTATTGTACGGGAGGAAAGGGCAATGACCGATCCGGCTCACGAATCGGCAACTCGCGGCAGTTCAGGTCGGGTGAGCCCCCTAAGCCGTAAGCCCCCTTTTGGCGAGTAAAATAGCATAGGCAGTAAGGAAGTCAAGGAAAATATGCAGATTCACGTCAACGACACGGAAGTCAACAAGGCCCTGGCCGATCTTTCGGCCCGCATGAGAAACCTCCGGCCGGTCATGAAGGAGATCGGCGAGATCGTGCGCACCTCCGTGGAACGGAACTTCGCCGCCGGAGGTCGCCCGGAGTGGGACGAATCGGCGCGGGTGAAGCGGGAGGGGGGGCAAACCCTGTCTCTGACCGGCCGTCTCCGTCGCTCCTTTGCGCGTCCCGGTGCGGTCCAGGTGGGCAATGACCAGGTCGCCATCGGCACCAACGTCGTCTATGCCGCCATTCACCAGGTGGGCGGAAAAACAGGTGCCCATGTCATCAAGCCGAAGAAGGCCAAAGCCCTCTTCTGGCCCGGCGCCCGGCATCCGGTGAAGTCGGTGAATCATCCCGGATCGGTGATCCCGCCCCGCCCCTTTCTGATGGTGCAGAACGAGGACTGGACGGAGATCAAGAATATTATCAACCGTTATTTGTCGATGAGGTAACACCATGAAACATTTGATTTTGTCGGTTTTGAAAGAGATTACCGGCGCGCCGACGGAATTCCAGCTTCTCCCCTGGGGGAAGATCGATATCTCCGGCGACGAACCGGCATATCTCTACGACCAGGAGGCTGCCGCGATGATTGAAGAATTCGAGAAGCGGGGCAACGACATGGTCGTCGATTACGAGCATCAGACGATGCAGGATGTCCAGGCACCGGCGGCGGGTTGGATCAAGCGCCTGGTCTGGAAGGGAACGGAAGGGTTGTGGGCGGTGGTCGAGTGGACGTCAAAGGCGGCAGAGTACCTGTCAAACCGGGAGTATCGCTACTTTTCGCCGGTGATTTGGATAACGGCGAAAGACCGGCGCGTCATTCTGCTGGAAAACGTCGCCCTTACCAACCAGCCGAAGATTAACAACTTGAAACCGCTCATGGCCAAGATGCGCCACGAGGACAATCAAAATCAGGAAAGGGAGGAAATTATGATCGCAACGAAGCGAGGAAGACATGTTATCGCCAGCAGCCGTTTACCGGCCACGCCACCCGCAAGACTCGGATTATTACCACTGCGTAGAGGATTGGTTTGAAACCTTCGTGCAGGTTTATGATGACCGGTTT